ACAATTGATTGGATGGTTGATAGTGTAATTCCAGCCATTGAAAAGAAGGATCTATCACTTTTGATCCGTGATGAGGATTATGATAGCTTGGATGACATGCATCGAGCAGCTCTTGACATGGTCCATTTGAACATTACTGGACAGATGGCCCGCGTCAAAGAGAAGTATGGAATAGATTGCGAAGCTGAAATTGTAGTGTATTTGATAAACACTACCGCAGCTCATGAGGCAATGAAAGCCAAATGCAAAAACAATCCGTCCCTACAACGAGAACTGCACGCCCGTGTAGTCAAATTGGACAAATTGCAAGGTGACATGATGGCCTATTGGCATTCTAAGGGATTGCGAGAGAAGCCATACGGAGTTTTGATTCGTGGTCCATCATCTGTCGGGAAGAGCATATTGTCTGGTATAGTGTGCCATGCCATTTGTAAGGCAAATGGATTTCCTGAAGGAGAAGAGTTTTGGTGCGCGATTAATGGAAGTGATAAGTACCAATCAAATTTTCGCTCTCAACACATTTGTGTTCTCTTTGATGATATGGGGAATACTCGACCAGAGCGATGTACGGAAAATCCACTTTTTATTTTGATTCAGTTCATTAATAATATGCACTGTGCCGCTTTGAGCCCTGAAGCTGAGAAGAAAGGGAAGAATGATATTCGTGCCAAAATTGTCGTTGTAACAACAAATACATACGACCTTCATGCGTCTTTTTTCTCAATTAACCCTGCTTCTATTATGCGTCGATTCGATTTGGTCATTGAAGCAAAATTGCGCCCTGAATGTACCTCGACTAGTGGTGGAGTTCATCCACGATATGCTGTCGAATCTAATCCAGACATTTGGGATCTGCGTTTGAATTATGTTGAAATAAGACGCAGCACACAGGACGAAATGGCAGACAGATGGCAGTTGAAATTGATACAAGCAACTGATATCATTGGACTAGTGGAGTATCTGTACGAAGTAACTCCAGAATTTTTCAAGGTCCAAAGCGATTTGGTTGAATCATCCAGTGCCTTGCATACCAAAGACCATTGCTCTGAGCATCCCCAATTTATTCTTCCTTGCCCAAAATGCGCTAAAGATGAGTTCCAAGCTATTCAGGAACAAACTTGTGCTCATATTGATTTGGGCAAACAAACAGGACGATTGGTGAAAGCTCCATGCGATACCTTGCAACAACAGCATGCTTTTCTCCGTGATTATTTGGATGTTGAAATGTTGGAGAGAGATGATGGTCTGGCAGATGAAAATTTCGAGGAAACTCAAATGGATTTTGCTCAGCGTATTTTGTATCTCTCCGGACAAGCTCAAGCTTGCATCACTGACAAGGTGAAAGCAGCTCGACGCGAATTTGAACGAGCCCCCTGGATGTATACTTTGCTTGGCATTTCTGCCATTGGCTTGACTGGTTTGGCTTTACACCAAATAACTAAGCCACCAAAATTACAAGGCGAAGGTGCAATTTTTGCCCGCATTGAACAAGCTGCTCGTTCCCCTCAGAATTTTGTTGAAAAAGACAATAAGTACCAGAAGGTGTACTCTAACAGTATACCTTTTCCGTCAGCAAGTGTTTCTTCCACTCTCGACCAATTGGAGCGGAAAATTGACAAGAACTTGCATGTTGTCTACATACAAGAGTGGAATGAAAAAGCGAGAGCTGCGTTTGGTGATATCCAATGGTGCAATGCTTTTCCAGTCGGTGGTAAAAGATGGGTTTTCGCTGGGCATCAATTTGAGCCCGGGAAGACTTATTTTGCCGCATTCAAGACTCATCCAAACATTGGTGTGAAGCAATTCACTGCTCTGATTGATGATTCAATAATTCAGCGAGTTCCAGGTGTGGATATGGCTATTGTTGAGCTTAATGCCGGCGGAGATACTGTTGATTTTTCCACTTACATGTTGGATCATCTCGAAGATTTTGAGATTGAAGTCGGTTTGCCTTTGTTTGTTTACCATGCGCATCATTCTCAGGTCAGGCCAGATAATTTGAACTTCAAACCTCCTTCTTCCTACAAACTCAAGACAAAAGTTCAGAAAATTGAGAACCGTTATGTCGAATCAGTTGGCAATTTGGATTTGCTTATAGCCAACGGCGACAATCATGAAGGCATGTGTGGTTCAATGGTGTTTGTCGGAGGACGCAATCCAATTCTTATTGGTTTCCATTCCGCTGGAAATATTGCGTCAAAGACATGTGGCATCACGCTGATTGACAAGTCGATGCTTAAGCCCCCGCAAGGAGTATTCTTCGCAGAACAAGGCGAATTACCCTCTTCTGTGATGGGCAAGGAAATTCCAGTGACATCAGATGTCCATTCATTTAATCCTATTCATTACGTGGAGGATGAGAATCATAACATGGAAGTTTATGGCCAACACCAGCTTCCATTGTCCAAATTCAAGTCCGACATTGTCGAGAGTCCTATGTTACCTCATATGAAAGAATTAATGGATTATGAACCCACTCACACAGCACCCCCCAAAAAAGCCGTGCGTCCATCTCGTCGCAGGCACCTTCTAGGAACCACAAAAATGAAATCTCCTATGAATCCTCGAATATTACGTCGAGCAATCAATGATTTCAAGCAAAAATTACGGAAGATTGTTAAGAAGAAACAATTCAAGGAATTTGTGCATCCATTGACGTATGAGGACGCTCTTAATGGTGTCCCAGGTGTCAAGGGTTTTGATCCCTCAAATCCCAAATCGTCAATGGGCTTTCCTCACAATTGTCCCAAATACCGCATGATGGTCGAATGTGCTCTTCGTGAGGAACTCGGCTTGAAGACATCGAAATTCGTGCGCAAGGTGCAGCTAGAAGATGGTCGAGTCCAATATCAATATGAATTGGTATTCGATCCAGAGAAGGCTGATGTTCGAGGGCATACAGAACAGTGTCTTGAGATATGGTTAGACGGGAAGCGTGTCAATTTGGCATTTCGTGGAAACTTGAAGGATGAGCCAATCACTTTTAAGAAGGTCGCCAACAACAAAATTCGAGTATTTGCAGGAGCTCCTGTGAGCTTAGTTATTGCGGCCCGCATGTTGACTTTACCTTTGATTAACATGATGACCAATTTCCCAGAAGAATTTGAGAGTGCGGTCGGAGTAGATGCAACTGGCAAAGATTGGGAATACATCGCTTCTATTATCACAAAGTTCAATACTGACCGATGTGGTGATGGTGATTTTTCCGAGTACGACATTGGTCTATGTGCTGACATGACGGCTGGCGGATTTGAGATAGTGCGATGGATTTTGGAAGAATGCGACTATTCTGAAGATTTGTTGAAGATGTTTGATGGTTTTGCGACTGAGTGCATTTTCCCCGTGTATGAGAATGATGGATTGCTTTACAAGGCTTTCCAGTCGAACCCATCGGGACAACCGTTGACTGTCATTATCAATGGCATTTGTAATAGCCTGTACATGCGGTATGCGTACTATTCAATGCATGATGGTGAAGATGTGCCTTTGTTTCATGAGCGAGTTTCTTTGATGACTTACGGTGATGATAACATGTTTGATGTTTCTGATGAAGAGGATAAGTTCAATATGCAGACGGTTGGAATTGAATTGGCTAAGATTGATGTTAAATATACTGATGCCACGAAGGAGATTTCCAGCGTTCCATTTAAAAATGCAGACGAACTCTCTTTTTTGAAACGCACCTTCCACTATCACCCCAAATTTGGTGCGCGTGTTGGAGCTTTGGAAATGGATAGTATCCACAAGTCCTTGGCTTTGACACACCGCCCGAAAAAGGGTCAGCGTGAAAGTGTTGCTGAAATTTGTGCTGGCAATCTTCGAGGTGCTTGTCGCGAGAAATATTTCCATTCCCCTGAGGAGTTTTATAAGTTCTTGCCCATTGCACAGCAGATTGCTGAACGCACTGTTGATGACGAAGGCCATCGTGTCATTGATTACTATCAACCTATAACAGAGCAGGAGATTATCGATTCGTATCACAATACCACATGTTGTTATCCGTTGGCCCAAGAAGCCCTTGGCAAACAAAGTGGCCGTTTCTACAACGGTGAATATGGAAGTGTGAATCCTCACAACATCTTTATGTTTGACCCTTTAGAGGGGCAGATCGAGAGTGAGAGTGATGAGTCGATGTCTGACGATGAATCCTTTGAAGAAATTCCTCCACTTGAAAGAGCACCCATTCAAGCTCATGATTTACAGAATAAATATATGGAGATCATGGCCAAGCCAGGTCCCATGTATCGTTTTGATTGGCTTGAAGCCCTTTTGTGGAATGCCGTCGCAACTTTCAATTTGATGAATGACACTTGTTTGGAGCCTGTCGAGTTTGGTGATAAGATCGACTTACCCGAACCAACAACAGTTGCCGCCATTAAATTTCGTCATTGGTTAGGAATGTATTTCGTGGCCTGGGAAGGATCCTTTGAAATCTTGTCCTTTTGGTCTGAAAGTTCATACAGGAATGATGGATTTTGGCGACTTATGCGACCATACGTGCTGGAGATGCTGATGCGTAAACATGTTCGTTCATTCATG